AATCGCTGGAACTCCTAGAGACGGTGGTGTTAGAAGTTTTGCTATATCAAATAGAGGTGCTGGATATCTTACAATCCCATCGGTCACCTTATCTATTTCTCCTAGTGGAGGAATAACAGGAGTTGCATCAGTGACTCAAATGATTGGGGGTATAGATTTCTGTAATCTTAATCGGAATCCGGGAGCACAATCAGTTCAACAACTTGATGTAGTAAATCCTGGTCGTGGATATACTGAACCTCCAAAAGTTAAATTTAAGAAAACTAGCGGAAGAACGGGAACTGGTGCAGCTGCTACATCTATCCTTGGAGACGGTGTTGTTGGTATTATCACTGTCACTAATGGAGGAGGAGGTTATACAACCCCACCAGAAATCACATTCAGTAATGAAACATTTTTGAGTGGTGTTACAACAGTATCTGCAGCTGCCACAGCGATTGTAAGTGCAGCAGGCACCATTACTGAAATACGATTTATGGATGCTGGTGCAGGATATAGTGCAACTCCAACATTAACGATTGGAAATCCACATTTTGGTTCAACCGGAGAGTTTATTTTTAATGAGACAATAACAGGATCGACTAGTGGAACCACAGCGAGAGTGCGTGTTTGGACTAACTCGACTAATGTGTTAGAGGTTGGTAATGTAGATGGAGATTTTGTAGTAGGAGAGACAGTTGTCGGAGCGGCGTCAGGAGCATCTCATATTCTAAGGGTGATTGATAAAGAACCTGATAATGATCCATACGCAGATAATTTTGATATAGAAACTGAGGCAGATAAGATAATTGACTTCTCTGAGCGTAATCCTTTTGGAATTCCCTAAATAAAAATATCTTCTTCAAGATATTTTAGGTTTTAGCAATGTTTGAATATTTTTACAACGAAATTTTGAGGAGAACGATCATATCGTTTGGCACTCTTTTTAATTCTATTACGATTAAGCAAACTAATACAAGTGATAGCGTTGTAAATGTTGTCAGAGTTCCACTAGCATATGGTCCAACACAGAAATTTTTAGCTAGACTTGAACAATCTCCAGATTTAAATAAATCAACATCATTGTCATTACCTAGAATGTCATTTGAGTTTACTGGGTTGACTTACGATCCAAGTAGAAAAGTGACAACAACCCAAACATTCATAGCAAAAGATAAAGACACTGGAACAGAAGTAAAGAAAGCATATATGCCTGTTCCATATAATATGCAGTTTGAATTGAGCATCATGACAAAACTAAATGATGATGCTCTTCAAATAGTAGAACAGATTCTTCCATATTTTCAACCAGCATATAATCTCACAATCGAACTAGTAGAGTCAATAAAAGAAAAAAGAGATGTCCCCATTGTTTTAGAAAATGTCACAATGCAGGATGACTATGAGGGAGATTTTTCCTCAAGAAGAGTATTACTCTACACTCTAAGATTTACGGCAAAGACTTATCTTTTTGGTCCAGTATCTTCTGCTTCCAAAGATATTATCAAAAAATCTACTATCAACTATCGCACTGGAGTCGATACAACAAATACGCAAAGAGAGATATCTTACTCTGCCTTACCAAGAGCAACTAAAAACTATGTTGGTGACGGTATAACTTCACTTGCTGCTGATATTGATAAGACAACTAAAGTTATTGAGGTTGTAAATGCAAGTGGATTATCTGCCAACACATACATTGATATTGATGAGGAGCAGATTTTTATTAAATCAATTACTGGAAATAAACTTACAGTTAGAAGAGGTGATGACAAAACCACCATTTCTGATCATGTAACCGGGGCATCAGTATTTGTCATAGATTCTGCAGATAGTGCTCAGATAGAGGTCGGTGATGATTTTGGATTTAGTGGAACTTATTTCTAACATGAAAAATAAATTCGACAGTTTAAATGACGAGTTCAATGTTGATAATGACATTGTTCAGAAGACTGAGATCATAAAGAATGAAATAGGAGGTATTAAAACACTTTCCGATGATATAAAGAAAGATTATGATTATACACGAGGAAACCTCTACAGTATCATAGAAAAGGGTCAAGAAGCAATAAACGGGATACTAGAAATAGCACAAGAAAGTGAAATGCCCAGAGCATATGAAGTTGCTGGTCAGTTAATTAAAAATGTTGCTGATGCAACAGATAAGTTGATGGAGTTGCAGAAGAAATTAAAAGACGTTGAAGAAGAGTCTCAAAAAGGACCATCAACAGTTAATAATGCACTCTTTGTGGGATCCACTGCAGATTTAGCGAAGATGTTGAAAGGAATGAATGATTCCAATAAATAACTAAAAACGGCAGATGTCAAACCCAGTACTTAATATAGTCATATCACAAGGTTTTGATTTTGAAGAAACCTTCCAATCGACTGAGGCAAATGGAACTGCTAGTAACTTGGCAGGATTTACTGCTTCTTCTGTATTAAAAAAACATTCCGGTGCTTCTTCATCAACACCATTCTCAGTGACCATTACAGGTAACACCGGGACAGTTGCGATTGCAATGACAAGTGGAAAAACCGTTGATTTAACTCCAGGAAGATATCTTTATGATGTAAGATTAGTCTCATCATCGGGTAAAGTGTCAAGATTGGTAGAGGGTATGGCATTAGTCACTCCTGGAATAACCACCTCATAAATAAAAATAAAATCCGTTCCATGGCTAGAATAGTAACTAAAAAGACCACAAGAACGAGATCAGTACAGTCAGTGAAACCAGTATCAAATCTGGAAGAGTTGTCTGATGTAAACATAACTGGCGCACCTGATGCATCAGTTGATGGACATTTGCTGAGTTTTGATGCAGCAACAAATAGTTTTGTTTTGATTTCTCCTGACGAATACTTATCTGATACCGTGGCAGATGGAGATATTCCAGATCCATTTGTTACCCAGTTAGAGAGTGAACTTAACTTAGGAGACTTACAGATTGATAATCTTGATGGTGGTGAGTTCTGATGTCAGTTCGCAGACTACAGGATTTTGATAATACTAACTTTGGATCGCTAGATTCTGCAAAGGATAAAGATGTTGTTTTCTTTAATCAAACGACTGGAAACTTTGAACTAAGAAAAATCGGACAGACCTTAACAGCATCTACATCCACTGCTACTCCGTCAGCGTTAGTCGATCAAATTGAGAGTGAACTTGATATAACCAACATCGATTTCAGAGGAATTGATGGAGGAGAATTTTGACTAAATAATACTAACGATATATTGTAAATAAACGAGATGCCCGCACCTGTAATTCAGTTTAAACGTGGTATTCTTGCCAATCTACCCGCACTGAGGGCAGGTGAACCAGGTTTTACCACAGATACTAGCGATTTATATGTTGGTATTGACTCTACCACAAATAATAATCAATTTGTAGGATCAGGAAGATTTTGGTCCACCGGTTCTGCCACTGTAGGTAGCGGAGTCAAACTTGTAGAAGGCACTAATAACGGAACAAGTGCAATCACAATCAAGGCACCTAATAGTCTTGGTTCTGATGTTACATTCACCTTCCCCGGTTCTGACGGGACTAATGGTCAGGTACTGGCAACCGATGGTTCTGGAACATTATCATTTATTGATTCCGCTGCAACATTAAATATTGTCGGTGATTCTGGATCTGATGCTGTTGCTCTTCTTTCAGATAACCTGACATTTAGTGGAACTTCTAACGAAGTTGTTACCGCAGTCACAAATAACACGGTAACAATAAGTCTGCCAGATGACGTAACGATTGGACAGGACTTAACCGTTACTAGAGATTTAGCAGTAACCAGAAACGTAGACATTACTGGAAACACTGTTTTCAACAGCACTGGTTCTATTCAAATTCCAAAGGGAACAACTGCTCAGAGATTAAGTGGTGTTCTTGGGCAGATTAGATACAATACTACCTTATCTCAGTTTGAGGGATATGGTGCTGGTAACGCATGGGGATCTCTTGGTGGTGTAAAAGACGTAGACGGAGATACATTCATCAGAGCAGAATCTGCTGCTGGACAGGATGAAGACTCACTTGAGTTTTTAACAGGAAGCAGCGTTAGAGTTTCGATTGACTCTGCTGGTAACGTTGGTGTTGGAACCACTGGTGGTCCTACTGCTGATTCTACAAACGATGCCATACTCAATGTTGGTATCGTCACAGCGAATAACTACTATGGAACAGGTGGAGATCTTAAGTTAGGATCTGCAAGTGACGGAAGTTTAACCACATCTGGAGCACTTAATACATTTACAACAGCATCAACGATTGTTAACAGTATTGATGATCTGAATGAAGTAGCATTT